CCACGCTGCCGCGACGGGCACCCGCGGCCACGCTGCCGCGACGGGCGACAGCGGCCACGCTGCCGCGACGGGCACCCGCGGCCACGCTGCCGCGACGGGCTACGGCGGCCACGCTGCCGCGACGGGCAAGCAGGCGATCGCTGCGTCTCTCGGGTGGGGCGGCACCGCCACTGCCGGCCCCGATGGCTGGATCGTGCTGGCCGCGCACGACAGTGAAGGCAACCTGCTGCTGGTGCAGACCGGCAAGGTCGGCACCGACGGCATCGAGGCGGGCAAGCGCTACCGCCTGACGCGCGATGGCCTGCTCAAGGAGGTGCGGGCATGACCCCCGCCGTCCCCCCGAAGCCGCGCCACCCGTGGAAGGGTGGCACGGGCGCGCACCCGATCGTGCGGCGCGATCTCGACTTGCCGGAGAACGACGCGCACATAGCCGTCGATCACGCCGTTGCCCGCGGCGAGCGCGAGCCGGTCAACGGCGGCTACTGGCTGGTTCGCGCTCCAGGGGCGGAGTAGCCTAGGGGTCGTTGGCCGCCGCTGCCGGCACGGTGGCGGCCAACATGCCCTTCAGCCCATGCCTGGCAAGGAACCGGCGCACCTCTTCCAAACCGGCACCGTAATCGGGCACCAAGCGACCCTGGCCACGTTCATAGGGCGGCCGGTTACGCCGTGGATCGTGCGCCATGAACACCACATCCGGCCGTCCCTGGTTCCACGCGCCAAAGCGCTCGTAATCCAAGCCTGGCGGCGCGAATTCGTCGTTGAACGGCGTGCGCGCGATCACGCGGAAGTTCGAGCGGCTGTAGATGTCCGGCAACTGTGTATCGAACGCATCCAGCCGCCGCCCACCTTCCTGCACCGCCAGCGGCAGGGCCGCATCGGCGAACCCCTTGTGCGGGCTGTCGTCGGCCTTGAAGACGCCCACGATGTCATCGTCAGCCAAGGCAAACCCTGCCGTGCGGTCCGGCGGCATGAACAGCCTCTTGCCAGAGGTGTATTCATCCGGCGAGCCGACATAGACGGCAGCGCCATACCGGTTCGTCGCCGCGTGCTGCGCCAATGCGCGTTGGTAGGCCCCACCGCCCAGACGCGGGTCAATCTCCCTCATCTCGTTCAGGCCAGGACCGCGGCGGGCGAAGGCGGCTAGCTCGTCTTCACGCAGTATTCTGCTTCTTCGCGAGTCAGGTTGGGGTTGAGCCGCATCAGCCATTCCGCGGTCAACGGATCGTTGCCCGGCTCCGGGTCCGGCATCGGTCGCGGCACGACCGTCCGGCCCTTCGGCGCCCGGGGTTTTGGTGTCTCGGCCATATCTCACCCTCGCTTTTTCGCCCGCCTCGGTCAACAGCCCGCCGACGCGGCGCCACAGCGGCGCGGCCTCCGCCTCGCTCGGTTCGGCCGCCGCCAACAGGCCCGCGCCGATCGCGCGTGCGGGCACCCGCAGGGGCGCGGCAGCGACCATCAGGGCAGCGTCCAGCGGCGACTGCGGCACCACCAGGTCGGCGGCGCCGCGGGCAAGCGCGCCGGCTGCCGTCGTCAGGGCCTCGCGCTGTTCCGGCCACGTGGGGTCGTCGGTGCGGCCCATCTGCTTGCGCATGCGGGCCAGCAGGCGCGCGTCATACTCATCGTCCGCCAGCAGCCCGCTAGGCGGCAGGGCGTTGACACGCGGGCCTGGGATCGGCTCGGGCGCGGGGCGGCGGTAGGTCATGCAAACAGCCGCGCGCCGGCCAACATCACGGGAACGGCGGCTTCGGCGGCCCTGTTGGTGACGTGAGAACCATCGGTAGTGAACCAAAACGGAACACCCTGCCCGCTCACGCGATACTTGTGTGCCTCATTGGGGTCAGACCACACGCCCCCGATGTCGATGAAGCCGGTCAGGGGAAACACCTTGCCCCTGATTTGGTCGTTCATCCGCCAGCGCACGCCGGCCGTATCGGGGTTCTGTGGCGAGGAGCCGTCCAGCGGGTCGGGCAGGCCGCCGGAGCCGTCCGTCTGGTTTGCCAGGGTGGCCCAGTTGTCGGGGCTGCCGTTGGCCGGGCGAGGGCCGATGACCGTCTGGACGATGGCCACGTTGCGCTTCGTGCGCAGGTAGTTCCACCAGTTGGGCAGGACACCCGAGAGGGCGCCCCAACTGGCGGCGCTGCCGTAGGCCGAGTTGTGGCCGTGCTGCGTCAAGTGGGTGGTGGCGAAGGGCATGAGGGTCGCCCGGTTGGCGTAGTTGGCGTCACCAGTGGCTTGCTGCGGGTTCGACCCGGCGACGCCCACCATGGCGTAGGGGTAGCCCAGTTGATACAGGCCGCGCTGGTAGGCGCCCGAATTGCCGAAGCCGTCGCCGGTGTCGTCGCCGCCGCGGCTGATGCTGTCGCCGTGCAGCAGCACGGAGATGGTGCGTCCCTCGACCGTCTCGGCCGTCATCGCGAAGCAGCTATATGTCGCTGTCTGGCCGGTGAAGTCGCCCACCTCGCCCCACGGGATGTCCGTGAAGGCGAGCGCCTGGTGGCCCCCGGGGGTCGCGCCGTTGTAGCGAAACATCCGTCGCCCGCCGATGCCACCGGGGCGGACGCCGCCGGCAGCCACTTCGCTTTCCACGCAGACCCACACCTCGGTGCCAGACGGGATCACGCCGGGCGAGGCGACCAGCGCATCGGATACCAGCACGCCGCCCGATGGCACGGTGCCCGTTGCGTTGCCGCTGAACAGGACCGTGCGTTCGACCTCGCTGGGCACCCGCATGAGTTTCAGGCGGGCGCGGACAGCGATGGTGTTCCCGGTGGCAACCTCAGTGCTAACGTTGCCGGCCGCCGGCGTCCATCCTGGGAAGTGCAGGCGGAGGTTGCGCAGGGGGAGCAGCGGCGTTCGGATGCGGAAGAAGTGCGTTTGGAACACCTGCCCCGATGTGACGGTAGGCACGGACGCCCCGATCTGGGGCGCCCCCAAGGCGTTCGCGGCGAACACCTGCTGGCCCGCCTGGGTGCGCGGAAAGATGTGCGGCGTGCACAACATCAGACGCCGCCGCGCGCGCGCAGGAAATCCATGGCGGCCTTCGCCGCGCCGCCGGTGAGGTTGTCGCTCCCGTCAACCGTGTAGGCCAGGGCCTGGTTGCCGCCCAGCACGTCGCCGATCAGGCCGGCGCCGGTGTTCGACCAGTATTCCGAGGGCGCCGCCAGGCGGCGGTTCGCACCAAGGTAGACACCGCCGACGGTGATATTGCCCGCAAGGCCGGCCGCGGCGTTCACCGACACGCGCACCCCGTTTATGAACTGCGCCAGCTCGGTGCCGTTGAAGATGGCCATGTGCACGTAGATGCCGTTGATAGCCACGGTGCCGCCCGCGCCCGCGCTGGCGAAGTTGGCGTTGGCGTCAGCGCGCGAAGCCTGGAAGGCGGCCGTCGAAGTCTTCATCTCGATCGCGCTGTCGGCCGTGGCGCTGCCGGCCGAGATGCCGAACGCGGTGCGGGTCGAGGTGTTGTGCCCCGCGCGCACCAGGGTGGCCACGGTGAAGGGCTGGTTGACGCCCTCGAACGGCGTGCGCGCGCCCGCCTGGGTGCAGGCGAGAATGCTCGTGCTGATCGGGATAGACTTGCGGCCGTTCAGGCTGGTGGCGTTACGAGCCGACGGCAGTGTGAGGGCGCCGTCCTGAACGAACGCGAAGCCCGCAACCTTGTCGGTGATCTGCGTGATGTTGGCCCCTTCGGCGACCAGGCTGTCCTCGTTCGGATCAACCCAGAACACCAGGCCGGGCCAGCCGGTCAGCGGATTGAACACCGGCGCCTGCACCGGCAGCGGCGTATACCCCGCCCGGCGACCAACGATGCTGAGCTTGTAGCCGCGGCCGGCCTGCGTGCTGCCCACTGCGTCCAGGTCGAACGTCACCCGGTCGCCCTGGTTGATCTGCGGGATCAGGATTGCCGGCTGCTGGGGTGCAACCTGCGTCCCGGCAGGGATGACCTGTGCGTTGTCCAGCAGCGGCAGGCCGTTCACCCGCGCGTTCAGCGCCGCGTCGCTGCCGGTCGGGGCAGCGGTCGCCATGGCCAGCGTGCCTTCGACGCTCTGCGTGATGGGCCAAGTGACGGTCAGCTTGTTTGCGCCGGCCAGCGCGTCGGTGGTTTCGTCGGTAAGGGGGTAGAACATCGGTTCGTCGTCCTCCACGGGGGTGCCCATCGGCTCGATCGGCGGCGGCGGCGCGCCGGTGCTGGCGCCGCCCACCAGGTAGTGTTCCGGCACGCCGCACGGCACGCGCCGGGGCGCGCCCCACATGTCCCGCGCGGCGCGGCGGATGTCGCGCTTCGATACCATCAGCGGCGCCGCACCGCTTCGGCGACCGCTGGCAGCACCTTCTCGGCCGACCGGCCGATCACATAGCCGCCGATCCCCAGTTCGACGATCGACCACAGCTTGATCACCTCGGCCTCGCTCAGGCCGGGCGCGCTGTAGCCCAGCCACCGGGCGACAATCAGCGCGCCGAAGGTCAACATCAGGATCGGCCGCCAGGATGACGTCAGCCAGTGCTCGCTCTCGGCCTCGGCCTTCACGATCGCCGCCGCGGCGTGCTCCATCTCGCCCTGCCGCTTCAGCAGTTCGAGTTGCAGTTCCATCTGCGCCTTGGCCGCCTGTTCCGGGTCGGGGAACAGACGCTTCACCACGTCCCCGATGATCGGGAACAGCGCGGGCAGCAGGGCTGCGATCACGTGCGCTTCTCCTCGACCGCCGAGGCCTGCGGCGGCTCGATGACGGGCGGGCACACCCAGACGAAGAACGGTCCGGCCGGGCCGGCAAATTCCGCCGGTGCGCAGCCAAGGGAAAGCAGCAGGGCAGCGATCGCGGCGGGCATGCTTCGGGCTACCTCACTGCTGCGGCAGCGCGTCAATCACGCTGTTGCGGAACGTCTCGATTTCGTTGCGCAGTTCGGGGTTGGCCTGCGCCACCGCGCCCAGCCGCGCAAGCTGCGCGGCTACGCTGTTCACGTTGTCGGCGGGCAGCCGCGCGGTGCTGGTCAGCCAGCGCACGAACGGGCGGCTTTCCAGCAGCCGCGCCGAGACGTTGCCGAACAACGACGTGGCCAGCCCGCCCGCTAGGCCGGTCACCGCATCGCCCAGCGAACTGCCCGCCACGCCGCCGCCGCCCATCATCGCCAGCGTGCCCAGCATGGCACTGCTGCCGCGCGGCTCGCGCGAGGCCGCGTCGCGCATCGACGCCATCACGCGCGCGAAGCTGTCCAACGCCTCGCGCGTGCCGTCGAACCGGGTGCCGCTGAACAGCGTGCGCCGCGCGCCTTCCGTCATGCTCTCCCAGTTGGAAAGCCACACGGCAGGGCTGAAAACCTCGCGCTGTGCGCCAGCGCCCGTCTGCAACGGCGCGAAGCCCATCTGCCGCAGCGTGCTGCCGGCGATCTGGTCCCATTGCCCCGGTTCGGCGAAGCTGCGCAGATAGGCAAGCTGCTTCGCGTCCTGCCGCGCGCCCGACATCGCCAGCGACATGACCCGGCCGGGCAGCGCATCGGGGTTCGCGAAATCCATCAGCGCTGCACCGGGGCCGCCGGCCGCGCGGAACGAGGAGACGAACGCGTCATGTCGGCGCAGCGCTTCCTGCGCAGCCGGGCCGGCCGATGTTGCCGCCTCGCTGATCGTCTCCGAAAGCTCACCATACAGGCGTTGCAGCGCCGGCACACCAACAGGGTTCGTGCCGCCGGGCACTGCCCACCCGGCTTCCTTGCCAACATCCGTGCGCAGTGCCCGCACCACGTCGAATGGCACCGCGCCGCCGCTCTGCGCCGCGTCGTTCAGCACGCCGTCCAGCCGCTGAAGCGCCGCCTGGTAGCGCGGCGCCAGCGACGTGGGTGCGCGCGCAAGCTCGCCCTGAAGCTGCGTTTGCAACTGCGCCAGCCGCGCCACCGGCACGGCCGTGCCGGCGCCGATGGCGCCGTTCAGCGCCACGTCGAGAGCCTCGCGGCGCGTCTCGAAATTGCGGATGCCCGTCTCCGCCGCCGTCTTCAGGCCGCGGCCCAGACCTTCGCGCGACAACAGCGCTTGCGTGCGGCCGGATGCATTCGCCACACCCTGCGCCATCGCGCGATTGGCGCCATCGCTCTGCGCCACTGCCGTCTCGATGGCGCGGTCAACCACGGGTGCCGATGGCGGGAAGGCGCGCAACGCGCCCTCGGCCCGCTGCACCGCCGGGTTGGCGGTGGCGGCACCGGCCGGCAAGTCAATGCCGAACTGGTTCGCTGCCTGCTGCGGGTTCACGTCCTGCATGCGCCCGCCGAACAGGTAGCGTCGCGCCGGGCCGATACCGCGACGGATTTGCTGCGCGGCCAAGTTGCCCAGGCCCGGCGCCACCGCATTCAAGCCGACGCTCATGGATAGGTCGCGCACCGTCGCCGCCACGTCGCGCGTGTCGCGTGCGCCGCTCAGGGCTTGATAGGTCTGTTCGCCCGCCGTGGCCCCCAGGCCGATGCCGGCGGCGATGCCGACGGGGCCGGATGGGGCAGCCGCCGCCGCCCCGATCGCGCCGCCCGCCGCGCCCGCGATCTCCCGGCCTACGCTGGCAACGTCGCCCACATCCAGGCCCGGCGGGTTATACAGCTTGCGCTGCCCGGTGCGCGGATCGGTGTAGATGAAGTTGCCGTCGCCGGTCGGCGCGGCATCAGGAAAAAACCGCCGCACGGTCGCCAGACGGCTGTCGTCGTTCGGTGCCGCGCCGACCGCGCTGCGCACGTTGTAGGGCGCGCCCGTCTTGCGGTCGATGTTGCCGCGCAGGATGTCGAGCTGCTGGCGCAGCACGCTGTCAGTGATGTTGGTCATCGGCGGTTCCGGCGCGCGATCTCGCGCGCAATCGCGGCACGCTCGGCCGGCGGCACCTTGTCAGGGTTGGCCAGCGCATAGTCGGCCGCGGCGGCAAGCTGATTGGCGGGCAGTGCAGTGAGCGCCGCCTGTGTCCAGCCGTTGCCGGGCCGGGTGCCGGCGTCGGCCGGCAGGTCGGTGCTGTCGCGCCGCGGCCGGCCCGTGGGCCGCACCTCCGGCGCCACATCCTCGGGGTTCAGGCCGGCGCGCTGCGCCATCTCGCGGAACCGGCGCGATGCCGCGACCACATCGTCCTCGTATACACGGAACCGGCCCTCCGCCTCGGCGCGCAGGGCCGCGCGCACGTCGGGCGTCAGCGCCGCACCGCCCGTCAGGCGGCTGACATAGCCTTGCAGCGTGTCGAACACGCCGCCGGTGCGCTGGATCGTCGCGGCCTCGCCTTCGCGCACGACACTGGTCGGGTCAAGGAGCTTGGCGAACGCGAACACCAGGTTCAGGTCGCTGGCGATCGAGTTCACGCCCTGGCTTTCGCGGATCGCCTCGATGTTCGGCCGGGCCAGGTTGAACGCCTGCACCGCGGAACTGCTGGTGTAGTCAGTGCGCAGCGCGCGCGTGCGCTCGAACCCCTTGTCGTCGCGATCGCTGGCGGCGCCATAGTCGCGGCCCAGCTCGCCGCCCGGCAGCACCTCGCGCACCCGGCCATCGGCGACGATCGTCTGCGTGTTGCGCGGCGCGTCGGACCCGGAAGAGCCGTAATCGCGGCCAAGACTTCCGTCCGGCAGAAGCTCGAACACGCGGCCGTTTGCCGTGACCGTGCGCGTCTGGCGGTTGGCCAACGTGCCTTCCTGTTGCAGCAGCCACGACAGGGCCTTCTCAGGGTCGGCGGCCAGCATGCCCTGGAACGCGGCCAGCCCTTCGGTGGACAGCGAGGCCAGCACCGGGTTGCCGCGCAGCCGGCCAGTGATCGCAGCGGGCGCCGCGGCGGCTGCCGGCGGCGCGGCCTGCAGCGCAACCGGTGGCGCGGCAGCTTGTGGCGCAGAACCTGCCCGCACGCCAACAGCGGCGGGCGCCTGTGCGGGCGCGGGCGCGGCCTGGGGGTCAGGCGCCCCCGCGGGCGGCACCGCATCAGGTGGGCCTGCCTGTGGCGCCACGCGCGGGCCACCCGCGGGGGCGAACGCGCCCTGCACGCGATTGACCATCTGCCCCGCCGTCAGGCGGGCATAGTGCGGGTTGGCCGTCACGTAGCGCCGCGCCCAGTCGGCGCCCAGCGCCTGTTCCAGCACGGCGGGCAGCGGCGCGTCGGGGGCGGCGCGCGCAACGGCAGCCGCAGCCGCCGGCCCAAGTTCGTGGGCAAGGCCGATCTCGAATTCCAGCGGGTCGCGGCCAAGCCGCGCGCGCATCGTCTCGGCGTTGCGCTCGGCCAGCCACAGCGTCGCTTCCTGCGCCTTCTGCGGGTCGTTGCGCTGCGCCAGGATTTGCTCGCGGCTCAGTCCCTGCGCCCACGCAGGCGAGGCCTGGCGCACATAGCGCAGCCAGGTGTCCTCGACGAACTGGCCGAAGCCCACGCTGCTGCTGTTCGGGTTCCGCGCGCGCCCCTCACGCCGGTCGATCGCGCCCAGATAGTTCGGGCTGACGGCGTAGCTGCCCGGCTGCGCGGCAGGCGACGCCCCCGGCGGCGAGACACCCGCAGGCGCCCCTACCGCGGGGGCGGCACCGCTAAAGGGGCGCCGCCGTTGCGTCGGCGCGCCTCCTCTGCCAGGGCCGCCTGGCCGGCGGCAAAGGCCGCGCGCTGCCGCTCGACGGCAAGCCGCTGTTGTGCCAATTGCTGCCGCGCCGCCGCCTGCGCCAGGCCGCCTTGCAGCGTCTGGTCATAGGCCTGCTGGCCGGCCTGCACGCCCTGGAACACGCCCTGCCAGGGCGATCGCGGTTCCAAACTCGGCCCGTTCGCAGCCAGGATGCCCAGGCCCATGTTCAGCAGGCGGTTGCTCTGCGCGCGATCCTGAAGCGCATTGAAGTCCACCTGCGGCGGCTGCTGTGTCTGCTGCTGCGCCAGCAATCCGGGCGGCACCGGCGGTCCCTGCTGGTTCTCCGGCTTGTTGTGCCAGCCGGAAGCCCATTTCCATGCGTCGTCGAGGGTGAAACCGAACATGCTGCCCTACCGCCCCAGAAGGCCACCAAGTGCGCCCAGCCCCGCGATGCCCCAGCCCAGGGGGCCGCTGGCGCCAAGCGCAGACGCAAGGCCGGCGCCAGCCGCACCGCCGCCGATCAAGCCGGAAATGCCGCCGCCGCTGTTGTAGACCGGGCGCGTCTGCGTGCCCGTGCTGACCGTGCTGTAAGGCGACTGGCCGAGTGCCTGCTGGCGGATGAAGGCCTGCTGCAAATCATAGTCGCGCGCCTCGATGAACTTCGCTTCATCCTGCGCCAGCCGCGTCTGGTCCATCGCCTGCTGGCTCTCGCCCACCGCGGCGAGCTGCTGCGCGTCGCTGCGCGTGATGTCGCTGGCCCGTGCTGCCGCGTTGACCGCTTCCGACCCCGCCTGCGCGCGCAGGCCGGCGCCCTGAAGATCGCGGTTCGCATCCGCGTTGAAGCCCTGCATCGCCTGTTGCCAGCCCTGGCTGAACAGGTTCGCGGTGGCATCGCCCGCGACCGTGATCGCCTCACGGTTCGTCAGCGCATCGGCCACACCCTGCCGACTGCCGCCGAAGGCGCCTGCGCGCAGGGCTGCATCCTCGGTGCCCGCGACCGCGGCGCGGCGCTGTTCGTCGATCGAGCGCAGCGTGGGGTTCAGCGTCGCTTGCAGGAACGGGTTGATGTAGCCCGCCTGGTCGGCGTTCAGCCACGACTGCGGCGTGTAGCCGGCAGCGCCGGTGATGGCGCTGATGCCTGAATTGATCGCGCCCTGGTTCGCGCCGGCATTCTGGCGGATCAGCCCGAACGCCGCCTGCTGGTCGGGGCTGAACGGCGCGATCGTCTCGCCCTGATACTGTTGCAGCGGCCGGTTCGTGATCTCGGAAATCTGTTCGTAGTTGCCCTTGCTGGCTGCATCGACCCAGGCCGGCAGGGTGTTCCGGGTTTCCTGCACGACCGTCTGCGACTTGCCGCCACCCTTACCGCCCACCGTGCAACTCCTTCACCACCGTGACGCACGCCTTTCGCCAACCGTGGTGCCGCAAGGCCCGCACCCAGCCGTCGCGTCCTACGCCCGTGAGTTTCGATGCGCCGATCTCGCGCGCCCAGGCCGCAACACGCTCCGAAATCGGAACTACGCGGTCCAACCGCCCCGCGACTATCCAGCAACGCACCTCGCGATAGCGCGGGTGATCCAGCACCTCGGTGACGATGCACGACCCCGGTCCTTCCTCATCCAGCCACAGTTGCGCATGCCCGGTGCGGATCAGGTTCGACAGGTCGTCGAAATCGTGTGTGTCGCCGCCGTGCGCCAGCGCCTCCTCGATCTGCGGCCGGCAGGCATCGAGGGCAACGGTGATGCGGTCAGGCATCGCTGGCGATCACCAGGGCGCCCGCGTTCGAGACGCTGACGCGCCAGCGCGCGCCGTTCGGCGAGACGAGCACCAAGTATTCCTGCGGTCCGCGCGCACGCTGTTCCACGGCCGCCATCTGGCGGGCAAGCTCGGCGCGCAGCCGGTCCTGGTCGGCGCGGTCATACCGCTCGGCCGCCTGCGGCAACGAAACCTGCGGCACATAGGGCGCAACCGTCATCGGCGCGCGCCCTGCCCGGCATGCAACACCAGCGAGCCGAGCTTCCAGCCCACGTCATCGGCACCGCGCACGGTGAAGCTGGCGCGCCGGCCGGTGAACCGGCAATCCGCCGCGCCATCGGGCCGCGTGAAGCTGTAGGGGCCGCGCGCCGTGGGCACGCTGTTCGGCTTGTCGCGCACGGCGACCTCGATGTTGAAGCCCTCGGGCCGCACCACGGTGTCGCTTTCGATCATCGTCACCACCACCTCACGATCGCCGGTGCCGATCTTCAGCGGCGCGGTGGTGGCGAAGATGCCGGCGGCGCGCGGCGCCCCATCGTCCAGCCAGCCGAATTCGTGCTGATACAGCCGCCCCGCAGGTGATGCGGCGATGGGCCGATCGTCGCCAGGCACTTCCGTCATGGCGGTGCGGTCAAGCAGCCCCGTTGCCCACCATCCTTCCCGGAAGCTGTAGGTCGCGTAGCGCCGCGCGCCTGCGCGGTCGGTGTAGAACCACCACACCTCGCCGCGCGCGAAATTCACGCCGGACGAAACTTCGCCGTCGTTCAGCCGGCGCGTGTCGTCGGGCACCAGTGCCTCGATCGTGCACGGCAGGCGCCGCACCGCACCGTCGAACACCCAGAAACCGTTGCTGGCCAGCCAATATGCGGCACCGCCGGCCACCGCCACGCCACCCGGCCCCACGCACCCGCAGTTGCCGGCCAGCCGCTGCACGCCGTAGGTGAAGGGGCGGCCGACGAAGCTCAGCAGGTGCGCGTCGGTGTCAGTCAGGATCAGCGTGCCGCCCCGGATTTTGGCATGCGCGCGATAGACGCCGTTGGTGTTCATGCGCAGGTCGCCGCTGTTGTTCAGCGGGTCAGTGCTGGGCGCCCAGACGGCCAGGTCTTCGCGCTTGCACCACTGGATTTTGCGCGGGTCGCCGCCGGCCGCGAAAGCCACTAGGTGCCGCTCGTCAGTCACGGCGACGCCGCGCGCGGTCGGCGCGCCAAGCAACGCCGCGGCCTGCGCCGCAAACAAATCCCAGCGGTAGATCGCGCCGTTGTCGTTCGGGCAGGCGATCAGGTCCTGCCCCCAGTTGTCGAGAGACCATACCCGCGCGGCCAACGTGATGCCGCTGCCGATGCGCTTGCGGCCATACTTGCCGCGCCCGTATGGGCCGGCGCCGTAGCCCAGGCCCGGCGCGCTGTAGGCGCGGCCGGCGGTCAAGCCGGCGGGCGTGATGTCGGCAACACTGCTGCCCGACCAGGCATACAGTTTGGTGTTCGTGCCGATGGCGACGCGGCGCTGAAGATCGTTCGCGGTCCATGCGTGCAGCGCACGCGGCACGCCATCAAGCACCTGTTCAAACGCCCGCCCCCATCCGCCGATCGGCTGCAACGCGCCGTCCACCCAGCGCACCTGGTTGGCTGAACGCCAGCGCCCGGAGGCCTGTTCGTCCGTGCTGTTCGCCACCACGCCAGGCGGCAGGGTGATGGGCAGAGGCTGCTTCACGCGGCCCGCCGTCGGCGCTTCGGCGCGCTCACCAGCGCGTCGCCGCGGAAGATCACCTCGTCGCCCTGCACCTCCGCCATCTCGGGCGGCAGCAGCCGGCCGCGGCGGAACGTGCACACGCCGAACCCTTCCGCCCAGGGCGAAGGCGTGCCGCGGCGGTAGCGGAACTGCGGGCCGTGCGCCGGGCCAAGCATGCCCAATTCCAGCGCGTAGGCGCGGCGCACGAAGTTGGTGTAGGTTTCGATCTTGCCGCGGTGCGTGTGCGCCGTGCAGATCGAGGCGCCGCCCTTCAGCAGGTTGTTGTAGCTGGCATGGATGCCCTGATGCCACTTGTGCATCACGATCAGTTCCTGGTCGTTGATGTCATACGACCAGGCCTCTGCCCAGGCGGGCAGGTGATCCTTCAGGCGGAACCCGTGAACCTGTTCAAACTGGTCGGCATTGTTCGCAAGCAAGGTGTCGATGCGCTCATCGTGGTTGCCGATGGTGCGCAGCAGCTCGGCATCCGGCGCCGCCGCCTCGATCTCGGCCAGCGCCTGCTTCACCGCCGCCAGTTCGTCGCGCACGGCGGGCGCGTGCATCCAGCCGATGCGCCCGTGGCGGCTGATCCGCGCGCCATCGAAAATGTCGCCGTTCAGGATCACCGCGGCGGGCTTCAGCGCCTGACAGGCGTGCACGAAACCGCGCAGCGCCAGCGAATGCTTCACGCCCGGCCACGCGTGCAGGTCGGCGCCAAGCAGCACCACCCCTTCGTCGATGCGCAGCGGCAGTTTCTCGGGATAGACGACATCGATCTGGTCAACGACCAGTTCGGGCGCATCCTGCGCGCGCAGCATCGACAGGCGGGCCTGCACGGTGCGGATGTGGATACCAAGCTTCTGCGCCGTGCGCAGCGCATTGCGCCCTGCCGTAATGTAGGCGTTCAGGAACTCCTCGCGCGAGACGCGGGTCATGCCGGCGGGTCCGGATCGATGTCAAGAAGCTGGGCGATCCGCTGCGGCGACCAGCCCAGCGCGGCGCCGGCCGCGGCAAGCTGCGGGTCGTCATTCCAGAAGAACGTGACAGCGCCCAGGAACAGCCGCTGCCGGCGCGGCAGCAGGGTGACGAACAGTTCGTAGTCAACCTGTTCCAGGTCGTTCATGCGATCGATGAAGGTGCTTTTGCGCACGCGCCACCGCGGCGGCCGTTCCGGCGCCTGCACGGCGATCTCGCCGGGTCGCGCTTCGCGCAAGCGGCCATCTTCCAGCACCTGCGGCATCAGGCGAGCACCACGTTGTGAATGGTCAGCGACGACCCTGCTTGCAGGTTCACGCCGCCCGGATCGCGAACGCGGATGTTGGTGATGGCCTGGCTGGCGTTGTTGTGCCTGCCGGTGAAATTCATGATGCCCGTGTTCGCATCCTGGAAGCACTGGCCCCAGATATGCTTCGCGCGACTGGCCTGGTTCACGATCTCGAACCGGAAGCCCGTGTTCTGGCTGGCGTAGCCCAGGCTGTCCTGAAGCATGCGCAGGCCCGCGCCATTCGTGCTTGAAATTCCGCGCGAGTTCGAGGCGTCGGCGCCAAGTGCGCAGAAAGCCCACCCAGCAATCGTCCAGGTCGTGCCCCCGTCATAGGACACCTCGATCTGGATGTTCGTGATCATGGCACTGAAAATCGCCTGGCCCTCGACGATCAGGCGCCCGCCAGCCGGCACGGTGGCGCTGATCGCCGCCGCCGCCGATCCGAGCGACTGCGCGGAGACGAACGTCAGGGCCGCGTCACGCCAGCCGCGCACCCCGGCACCGTCGGTGCCGTAGACCTTGCTGTTGCCCGGCGCGGCCATGTCGTTCACCAGGTTCAGCGTTCGGTCCGCGGTCAGGTCGCCGCCGCCGGCCAGACTGTGCTGCGTGGTGATCTGGCGCACGGTGAGCGCGTCAAGCTGCTGCTTGGCGACCGGGTGCAGCGCAAGCGTCGCATTGCCGTCCAGCACGATCTTGCCGGTCATGGTGCCGCCCGCACGCGCCAGCGCGGCGTTCGCGGTTGTCTGGGCTGTGGCCGCCGTCGTCTGCGCTGCCGTGGCTGCCGCGCTGGCGGCGGTCGCCGCGGTGCTTGCCGCCGCCGCCTCGTTCTGGCGGTTTTTCACCTGGGTATCAATCGTGTCCAAGTTGGCGTTCAGCTTGACGCCCCAGGTGTCGTCGCTGGCGCCGTCCTCCGGCTTCGTCAGGGCGTAGTTCGTCGTGAATGTATCGGGCATCAGAAGCTCCGGCGGGGGCGTGCGACAAGCGCGGCGCCGCTGAAGCGCGCCCGCTCGTCGGCCTGTTCCAGTTCAGCGACGGCGCGTTCGTAGCCCGCGTTCCAGGTGCCGATGCGCTCGTCGTCGCGCAGATACGGCGCGCTGTGCACCAGCGTGCCGTATAGGTAGAGATCAGGGGCCGCAGTCAGCAGCCATGATGTCGGTGTGCCCGCGGTGATGCGCGGCGGCACCGCATAGTAGACCAGCCGCAGCACCTCGGTGACCGGCGGCGAGACGCGCACGGTATCGCCCGTGTAAGTGTAGGCCTCGCCCGTGCTGCCCGTCTCGGCCGAGGCATCCCAGAACCGCCGCGGCGGCAGGAAGTCCAGATGACGCGGGCGATCGGTTTTGGTGGACAGGCTGATGGCTTCGGCGAAATCGGCGGGCGCCGGTGCGACGCCGGCCGTCACCGGCAGGTCGGCCACCGTCACCTGGTCCTGAAGCCGCAAGCGGCGGCCGATGCCGGCGTCGCACAGCGTGATGAAATCAGGGATGCGCGTGGTCAGGGAGGCGTTGTCCAGCCACCCTTCCGCCGCCTCGATCAGTTCGGAGTAGTTGCCGATCGGCACCGCTCAGAACCTCCCGTCGGTGATCCGGAAGCGGAAATTGTCGCGGTCGTTCGCCCACCGCTTCCACGCCTTGTCGTCGTGGAACCAACCCTCGCGCATCGCCTGTTCGACGATGAACTCGGGCACTTCGGCCACCGGCTTCCAGCCGGGGTCGCGGTAGTCGTTCGCGTCGCGCAGCGTGCGCACCCAATCCAGCGTCGGCTGCACGTCCTGGCGCGTTTCCAGCACCGTGGTTTCATCGTCCGCGTGAACCACGCGAACGATGTCCCCATCGGCGTCAAGGATGCGACGAAGCACCCCGTCGCCTCGATCAGGTCAGGTCGAACAGGGCGCTGTGCGCGCCTTCGTTGCGCACCTCGATGCCCCACTCGGCCAACAGCAGCTTGGCTTGGTTGTCGCCCGTCTTCGCGATGTCGATGCTCTGCATCGGCCGCAGGTAGGACACGGCCGCGTATTCGGGGTCGAGCAGGAACAGGTCGCGCGCCTGCATGAAGCGGTTCGGCACCACCTTCAGGTCGCCAAAGTCGCTGCTGTAGATCGTCACGCCGGCCGTGATCTTCTGCGCCGGCACGATGATCTGCTGGCCGGCGCGGCCGGTGAAGCCGGCGATCGCCACCTTCTTGTCGCCGCTGCACACGATCATGCTGGGTTCCGCGCCGTTCGACCAGGCGATCTGCATCTGGTTGCGCAGCAGCGTCTCAGTCAGCGCCCGCTGGGTGCCGTCGGTGCGCACGCTGGTCAGCGTCGCCAGCACGGGGTTGGCGCCGCCGGTGCCCATGCCCTGGCCCACGGCATAGGCGCCGCCGTTGGCGGCCCCGGTGACCAGGAAGTTGCGCAGGCTGCGGGTGATGCGCGCGGTGCCGACGGCACCGGCGTTGGCGGCACGGCTGGCGGTCAGGATCAGTTCCATGTCGCGCTTCAGCTCGCGGCCCTTCTTCGCGATCTGGTATGCCAGTTCGCTCTTCCGGCCGGCGCGCTTGGTCGCTTCCTGCGTGCCGGAAACCGTCGCGTCCTTGAAGCTGATCTGGCAGACGTTGTTCAGCCGCACGGGTGGCGTGCTGGCCTGGCGCGGCGTGTCGTCGCCTTCGAGCTGGTGGTTGGTGTTCGCAGCCGCCGCCAGCGTATCCGTCTGCCAGTCGAACTGCACGGCATCGACGCTGCGCCGGGGCAGCGCCGACAGCACGGGCGTCTCGGTCGGCGCGATGTTGTAGATCACATCCGAGAGGTCTTCGCGGATGCCCACGTTGCCGTAGGTGGTGAACGTATTGGCCGGGAGGGCCATGTGGGTGTTCCTTCGCCTTAGATCAGGTGTTCGATGACGGAAGCCGCGTCACGCAGGCTTCCGGATTTGGCGAAACGGGTCTGTGCATCACGCTGCGCGCGCCGAGGGCCGGAAGTCGGCACCTGGGTGACGCGCTGGGCAGGGCCGGGGGCGGCAGCGAGCTTCGGCCGGGCGTTCTGGAGCCGATCGTAAGCCATGGCCTTGCGCACCAGCAGCAGCAGGCGATGGTCCGCCAGGGAGTTGATCTCCTCGGCGGTAGCGCCGGCCGCTTCCAAATAAGTGCGCATCTCGCCGCGCTCGCGCTCGAACACTTCGGGCTTTGCCAGTTCCGGCACCGCCTTCAGCAGCTTCTCGCGCTCCTCGGCCAGCTTGGCCTTGATCGTCTCGATCGCCTTCGCCTCTTCCGCCTGGGCCAGGCGGTCGCGCTCGGCGCGCACCGCGTTCTGCTGCTGCGTGTGGCGCTGCCACTTCGCCCATTCGGAGGCGAAGCCGATCGGGTCCTCGGCTTCCAGCTTCGCCCAGTCGGGTTCCGCGCCCGCCTGGTCCTGCAAGATACGCTGCACCGCCGGCAGGAGCTGCGCGAGCCGGGCCTGTTCGGCCGTGATCGCGCGCGACATCTCCTCCGCCTGCCGACGCATGTCGGCCAGTGCCTGCGTCTTCTTCGTGTAGTCCGCCTGCCGCAGGTAGCCTTCGGCGATCTCCGCGCGCGACAGCGTGACCGCCTTGCCGTCGATCTCGACGGTGACGGTATCGGCTGGCGCCTCGGCATCGTCTTCGGCTGCCTCGGGGTCGGCGTCGGCCTGCGCGTCCGCCTGCGCCTCGTCGGCGCCCGTTTCGTCGGCGGCCTCGGCGGCCTGGTCCTGATCCTCGACCTGCGCGGTCTGCCCCGGCTTCTTGGGGTCCAGCAGGTCGGCGATAGCCGCTGCCGCAGCGTCCAGGCCATCGCTGGTCGTGGTGCTCTCGGCGGGTGCGGTCGTCGTGTCCATGGGGGTGCTCTACGTCCTTGCGGCGTGAAGGTGTCTATCCGGCAACATCGGGCTGCTGCGAAATCCGGTGCTGGTCCAGCGTGTGCGCGTCGGCCAAAGCTTGCAGGCGCACGCGCAGCATGCGCAACGCGCGCTGCGCGGCATGCAGCAGCTCGCGGCCGGCGGCGTCGCGCGGCTCGCTGCGCGCCCAGGCCTCGGCATACAGGCGTTCCTCCGTCGCGAAGGCTTCCGCGACCACCGGCTCGTCAAGCAGGCGCTTGGCTGCCGCCTGAAGGTTCCGCAACCGGGTCGGGTTGAGGGTTTCCTGTGCCGCCAGCAAGGTTTGCAGCGTCTCCTGCACTCTGTGCTCCCGTGGGATTTCGCGGCGCGTCGATCTCGGCCTTCAGCCGGGCCAAGTCGATCTGCACCGCGTATTTCGCCTGCGTCTCGGCGGTGCGAAGCTGGATGTCGGCGGCCAGCCGGTCGCGCTCGCGATCGTCTTCCGCCTGCTGCTTCTGGCGCTGCAATTCCAGCTTCGCTGTTTCGATCTGGAACTGCATCTGCGCGACAACCATCGCCGGGTCCTGCGCGGGTTGCTTCGGCGCGGGCTGCTGTTGCTGGTCGGGGTCAAGGAAGAACAGCGAGGCATCCTTGTAGCCCTTCACCATCAGCATCTGCGCGTAGGTGTGGCGAAGCTGCTTCAGCGTCACCATCGGGTTGTCGGGGCCGATGGTCGTCAAGATTTGTTCCTGCTTGCCGGCGACCGCGGCAAGGAAGGTCAGCCTGTCCTCGTCGGTGCCGCGCGCCATGCCGATCGTGCACGTGACGCGCATATCCAGGTCCCAGGTCGCGGGATCAACCGCGCGCAGCGTGTCGCCGATCGGGATGTAGGTCTCGCCCTGCGCATATTTCACCAGCAGGCGCAGCAGGCCGCGGAACACGGGCTTGACGAACATCTCCGCCAACACGCGCGTGATCAGCTCCTTGCGTTCCTGCGCGCCGGTCACGGTCGCATCGACCGCCTTCGCGGTCGTGCTCTGCATCACGTCGGCATCGAGGCCCTGGCTGGCACGCGACAAGCCGGTGCGCTGTTCGCGCACGGCATCGAGGTAGCCGATCACCGGCAGCGCGGAACCGCCCACAAAGGGCGAGGCCAGTTCCTGCACCATGCCTGGCGCCCGCTGGCGGATCACCGCCCCCGTCTCGACGTTCAGCACGTCGTCGATGTTCACCTGTCCCTCGACGATCGCCGTGCGGGGATGCAGCGAGTTGGCCAGGCTGTCCAGCACGCCGCGCATCACATAGGACTTGATGCGCTGAAGATCGGCGGTGATGTCGGCTAGGCTCAGGCCCCACAGCGTGTGCGCTTCCGGATCAGGGCAGCCGACAGCATAGGGCACTTCGTCAGCCAGCTCGACGCGAGCCACCATGTGGCTGCTGCCCAGCGCGATCACGCGCAGCAGCTCAGAGATGCCGTCGCCGTCGGCGTCGTAGCGGAAGTAGCAGTCGAACACGCGCACGCGCGCCGTCGCTCCGGTGCGGCCGTCGCCGTCCGCCTCGTCCCAGGTCGTGCGGTTGCGCGCCTCGCGCTCGCCGGTGGTGTCGATCTTCTCCTCGTCCACCGCGACCTCGGGGTCGGCAAGCAGTTCGGGGTCGATGCCCCAGGCTTCCAGCCGGCCGCGCTCCTCGCGGTAGCGCCGGCCAACCAGCAGCGTGTTGCCCAGCGAATGCGTGCCGGGCGTGAAAATGAACTCGTCCGGCGGCACCGCCTCGACCAGGGGCCGGCTGATGCGCACGCGCTTCTTCACCGCCGCCCGCACCAGGTCGGCGGGTTCGCCGGTCGCGTCATCGGTGCCGACGACGCCCGTCTTGCGCGTCTCAATGCCGATCACGTCCGGCTGCGCGGAAAGCTTCAGCAGCGCCGAAGGCGTCACATCCTCATAGGTGCAGCCGACGACTTCCTCGCGGCTCTCCCAGCGCCAGGTGATGATGCCAAGCTTGCGCACCAGCGCGTCCTTGCAGGCGTCGTGCAGCACACGGAAACCGTCGCACTCGCTGAAGAACCAGTAGGGCACGGCCAGCGTGGCTTCCTCGGCCATCTGTTCCTGCCCCGGCTTTGCGGGCGTGAACACCACGGCGCGCTCGGTGCCGGCGAACACGCGCAGCAGCGTCGGCATCATCTGCGATACCGTGTCGCGCACCTCCGTCATCACGATCTGGCTGCGGCCATCCTGTTCGTCGCCAAACGGCTCGCCGTTGTAGAACCGGGTTGCCGCCAAGCGCTGCGGCGCGATGTCATCATCGATGTGGTTCTCGGCGCGCAGGCAGGCGGCGGCGAACGCGGTGCGGAACTCGTCGCTGGCCTTGATCACCGTGGGCGCTCTTCCAGCCGCTGGCGCACATAGCCCACATCGCGCGCCAGGCCTTCCAGCGTGCGGGCCAGGTGCTCGCGCAGCGTGGCCGTATCCTTGTCGTCGGCAGTCCGCGCCGCTTCCAGCTTCGCGACGCGGCCGACCACATCCGTCACGGCGTATTCGATGCGGCTGGCGAACCAGATGCCAGTCGCCGCCTGCACCAGCAGGCCGACGATCATCGAGACGATCAGCGCCAGCGGAACCTTCTTCTCAAGGTGCCACTGTTCCGCGGGCGCCGACATCACTCGGCTACCTTCTGGCTCAGCCACACGCCAAAGCTGCTGCCGTTCGTCGCACCACTGCGCAGCGTCACGCGCACCAGCGGCGGAGCGGCCTGGTTGATCTGGAACGCGAACCCGAACACGCTGTTCGCGACCTGGTTGCCGACCATCTCGGCCACCTTCACCCAGGTCGAACCGACGGTGGCGAACTCGATGTCCGCCTGCGGGTTGGTGGTCGGCGCCGCGGCACCGTTGGTGATCTGGCCATACAGCACGTAGGGGCCTTGCGATGGCCCGGTATCGACGGCAACGGTGGCTGCCGACGCGCCCGCAGCGACCGCTTGCGCATCGGAAGTGGTAAGGCGGGTGACGGTGATCGCGTTCGGCATGGGTCAGGCGTTACCGATGCGGCACGCGCGCCGTCTATCCGGCAACTGCCGGCCCGTGTTCGGCGATGGCTTCATCGATGCAGCGATGCAGGTAGGCGACCGGCCCGCAGTTTTCGATATCAACGGTGCGCACGTCCGGCGGGCTGATGTAGCCGCGGCTGTCGTTGGCATAGGTGCAGCCCTCCCGATGCAGCCGGATCAGCAGCGCGTTACCCCGCCCGACGCTCGCCAGCACGGCCTCCGCCTCCGGCCGGAACCCGCTGTCCGGCACCGCGGCGAACGAGGCAAACGGCGCATGCTCGCGCTCCCACCGGCGCAGCCACATGTGACCGAACACGTCCGCACCGTGCAGCGGCTTCATCAGGTGTTCCGACACGGCGATGTAGGCCCGCCGGGGCGAGACGCCGCCGAACTGCCCCAGCGCCACGTCCTTCATGTCCTCGTAGTGGTCGAACGCGGCGGCCAGGCCATACAGCCGGTGCGTCATCTCCTTCAGCTCATGCGCGAACCCGCACGCCCGCCAGCCCTCGCGCTTGGCGAGATGCGCCGCAGCCGTGTCCTTGCCGCTGCGCGGTGGCCCATTCAGGAAGACAACGAATTTCGGGGTCACTGCTTCGCATTCCTCTTGCGTGGGTGCCGCTTGGGCGCCGCGGGTTCCGGATGACTGGGACCGGGGTTCGCGCCATGGAAGCCGGGCGGGAACTCCCGCGGCGGGGGCTTCCGCCCGGCCGGGGCGGGGTTCGAGATCACGCTGCCGAAACCGCAACCGAGCGGCGCCGCCTCGCCCACATCGTTGTCGCCGAACCGACCCGCCATCACACCAACCCCTTGATCCCGCGTTTCAGCGGCCGGCCGGCCGCCCACGGCCTCCCGAAGGCCGCGACGGCCGCCGTGCCACCGAAGGTCAGCGCCAGCGCATCCCCGCCATCGGGCGAGGGCACGCCGCGCTTCTTCATGTCCTGCTTGCTCTCGACCTGAAGCCGCCCGCTGCTGCTGAACGCGTAACGCGGCGCCGCCAGTTCGGCCGCCAGCGTCTCGTCCTTCGGCAGGCGCACCGCCAGCGTCGCCAGCCAATCCTTCGCGCTGAACCACAGTTGCGCGCGCAGGTTCAGATACTTGTTCCCGATCGACGGGCTTTCCGAGACGTTGATGCCGATCGCCGGCAGGCCAAGCTCGCGCAGTCGATCGACCACGCCCGCGCCGATGCCGATGCTGTCCACAAGGATTTCGGCAGGCCGCTGCGGATCGGGCCGCGCGTTCCACCGCTCGGCAACCAGGCCGGTCACCTGCATGGTATCCAGGCCCGACCAACGCTCCGGCGGCGCCGGCACGATGTTGCCGTGGCGCTCGACCAGCACCGTCTTGTCGCTGCCGAACCGGGCCACATCGAGGCCCCAGACGCGCGGCGCGCTTTCCAGCACGGCGATGTCCCGGCCCATCGCCGCCGCGATCGTCTCATAGGCGATGACGGTATCGTCCTCCGCCAGCGGGAACTCGCCCAGCACGCGCACGCGATAGGCGTTACTGTTCTCGCCGTAGGTCAGGCGCTGTTCCGCCACGTAGGCAGCCGAGACACGCGGCGTGTCCAGGCACGAGATGTGCTCGCAATGCCAGTAGCCCGGCGGCGGGGGGTCTTGCTGCGCCCGCAGCGCGGTCTGCGATCGCGCGAAATAGCCCGTGTTGCGCGTCGGGTTGCCGATCAGAAGGGCCACGGCATCGTCGCCCGACATCGAGCCGCTGGCCGCCTCATAGACCTGTTCCGGCACGCCGGAGGCCTCATCGACGATCAGCATCACGTGATCGGAATGCACGCCTGCCAGCGCTTCCGGCGTGTCGGCACGGCTGGTGCGTGCCGAGATGAACGCCTCGTCCGGTGCGGCCGACAGGCGAACGCTGTCCTGGTTGTATTCCAGCAGCCCTGAAAGCTCGGGCGGCAGCTTGTTCACCCAGGCCTTCATCTCCGCCAACAGGCCGTCGAACAGGGTCGAGGAGCTGGGGGCGGTGCAGACGATCTTCACCGGGAACCGGGTGATCAGATACCAGATCGCCGCCCACGAACAGAGCGTGGATTTGCCGGTGCCGTGGCCGCTGCGGATCGAGATGCGCCGCACGCCCTTGGCGATCTTCGCCAGCACGCGCGCCTGCCAGGGGTCGGGCTTGGCGCCCAGGATGTCCTCGACGAACGCGACGGGATCACCGCGGTAACGCTCGATGAAGCTGCGAAAAATTGCGGCGGCGTCCACCGGCAGAAAATCACCGGGGGGCCGGGGGATTGTCTATCCGGCAACTGTCGGAAACAGGGGCTTTGTGGCGGGTGCACCACGCTCACGCGCCCGCCCCGGGGGTCAGGCCGGGGGTGGGGGGGTTGCGCCGGATGGCGGATTTCCGTCTCTATCCCGGCCCGTTTTCCCCGTTTGCCGTGCAACACGTTGAAAAGGCTAGGCGCAACGCTCTGGCGCAGATTGTCGTGCTCTTCCGCCCGTGCCGATCGGCCGCGCGTGAGAACACGCGCCCCCTCCGCCAGCAGAACCCCAGTCACCCGAACCCGCGATGCCCAGTCACCCGAACCCGCGATGCCCAGTCACCCGAACCCGGCACCGACAGCGCCGAAGCTCAGCGCAGCGACCCGCGGTCGTCGGCAGCCGCGGCGACCAGCCCGAAGAACACAGCCAGCGCCAGCGACACACCTTGCAGCATCGCGTCGTCGTGCGCCTTAGCCACCGCGAAGACGACCAGATACAGGCCGGACACCAACCACAGGATCACTGCTTGGGTGCCTCCGCCTTGCCTCGTGTCGCGCGCAGGTAGTCCTTCGCGTCGCGGACCATTGCCTGGTAGGTTTCCAGCTCGCTACCGGGCAGCGCCCGCGGCGGCGGAAGCTCGTCGCTATCCACGTAGACCAGCCCGGCATCCGTGCGAACCAAGCGGCTCATCGGCCTTGCTCCTTCGTCTTCACCCGCATGACGGCGGCATCCCGTTCGACCCGCAGCCGCCACAAGCGGTCGCGAAGTTCATGCAACTCCAATCCCTGCTTCACGACGACGAACGCCGCCGCGAACAGCAGGACCAGCGCAACCGAAACCGCGATATCCACCATCAACCCTCCCTGATCACGTCGATGACACGCGGCGCCGCGTCCCGCCGCTCGGTCACCAGGCCGCGCATCGCACGCACAAACTCAGTCGCCGCGTTGATGCTCTCGCCCGCACTCTTCTGCGGCTTCAGCCTGGCGAGGATGCCGATCGTCTTTGCAGGGTCGCGCTTGATCTCGGCGGCCAGCAGGTCAGACAACGGCAGGCCTTCGTGACGCAGCTTCGCAAGAGCCTCCGCCAGCGCGTTTTCGATCTCAACCCACGGGCCGTTGGACCGGGCACCGGCCCCCTTCGTGATGACTTTTCGGTTCGTGCGCGACACCATCCCCTGAACCCTCGTCGCCGCGGCCCCGTGTCGTCTATCCTGCTACACGACCAATCCGCCAGCGAAACGTGGCACTGTCAACTCGGCACGGTCGCCGCAAATCGGCACAGACGTTTTCGTGTTTGCTTTCAACAAGCTACGAGGTGTAGCCCGGCCAATCTGTGCCGATTTCCCCTCCAATCCGCTTTAAGTTTTATGTTATTTTTATATATTTGCATAGCTTATATAGAAGCTATGCGTGTATATCATATCTTATGTTAATATTTATATATAACTCATAACAAAAGAATAAATCGGCACAAGCAGCACGATCCTTCGGAAACCCAGCTTCCAGCTTGCTCTCCGCTGTGCCGATAGTCCAACAAGCTACACGCACATCCGACACAGATCGGCACAGCTTTTCCCCGCGGCAACGTCGTGGCGGGAGACGAAACCGGGCATGGCCTGCGCTATCCAGGGCAGGATGCTGAAGATGAGGTCTATGTGTCCCTTGGGCATACGCGAAACGGGCGACCGAGTTTCCCCGATCGCCCGTTCCGTTAACCAATGGGGGCTTGCTGCCGTATCAGGCAGCCGCGTCGCGCAGCTTCCCGTGCTTCACATACGCGACCGGGTTGTTGCCGGTGTGCGCGAACCGCTTGCGCAGCGGCCGGCCATCCGGATTGCGCACCATCAACCCGGCAACACCCTTCAGCCGCGCCGTGAAGCGATGCTCGCTCATCTCGTCGTCGGCCCACGCTTCGTCCTGGGTGCTGCACCACGCCTGGTAGTCGCGGCGAAGGTCGCTCACCGGCGTCTCGACACCGATGGCCGCAGGTCCCGCCTGCAAGCGTTCTTGTGACCAGCCGACGAACCGGTCCATGGCCCCGAAAATCTCGTTCGTCGTCATGCGCATCCGGTGCGGCCATTCCACGACAGTGCAGCCGTCGAGGTAGCTCAGCCGCGCCTGTTCGATCAGCCGATGCAGGATCGCCGGCCCTTCCTGCATCACCAGCCGGTCCGTCAACCGCGTGTCGCGCTTGTGCTCGGGCACCGGAACCTCAGTGCCGATGATGCGCACGCGCCGCGTGATCGCGTTATCGACCTGCTGGAAGTCGGGAAACTTCTGCCCCGCCACCAGCAGCAGCCCGCGGAACCGGAACGTTCGCGGCGGCCCGTGCATCTGCCGCGCCTCGATCTCGTCGCCGCCCGTCAGCGCCTTCAGCCGCGCCTCGTTCCACCGTCCGCCTTCCTTGGTGATCTCGTTCAGCACTGCCAGGCGCAGATCGTGCAGGCGGAACAGGCTGGCCTTGTGCTGCGCGGCGCCGCGCGTGTTCAGCACGTCCGCGTCGATCGCACCGGCATAGCTGCCCATGATCTTCAGCAGCACGTTCAGCAGGGTGCTTTTGCCCGTGGCGCCCTCACCCACCAGGCTCAGGAACACCTGCGATCGCGGGTCGCCCAGCAGGCCGTAGCCCAGACACCGCCACAGCCACTCCACCGTCTCGGCGTCGCCGTTGCACAGGTGCAGCAGCAGCGCGTCGAACAGCGGCGTCTCGCCGGCTGCCGGAGAGATTGCCGTGCAGCGCGCATCGAACCACTGGCGCGCCGTCGCCGCGTCCACCGTCTCGCCGGTGCGCAGGTCATAGCTTCCCGTCGGCGTCTGCAAGCCCAGGGCGTTGTGGCTGAACTCTTGTGGCGGCAACAGGGCGCCGCGCAGGATCGCCAGCACCGCCGGGCCGCGGTTCGCGGTCGCCACCTGCACCATCTGCGTGTTCGACCACTCGATGCCGTGGCGGTTCGCATAGGCCGCGATCAGGTTGCGCACGATCATCTCGGCTTCCACGCCTCGCGTCTGGGAGCACGCCAGCCAGCGCTGCCCGTTCCACCGCATCCAGCGTTCGCTGAATGGGTCGAACGCCAGCACCTCCCGGGCCGCAGCCCACACGCCGCGGGCGATCATCGCATCCGCGTAGCTCGGCGTGCCGTCCTGCACGTCGATCGGGTTCTTCAGTTCCTCGCCCGTGCGCGGGTCGATCGCCGGTTCCAGCGCCGGCAGCACCGGCCTGAACTCGCTGCGCGCCTCCTCCTCGCGCAGGCCCTGCACGCCGTGCTGCGTGGCAAAGTCGCGCAGCCACCGCCAGCCCAGGTTCGCCACATCCTGTTGCGACCAGTCGTCGCGGAACTTCGCCCGCTCATCCTCATAGGCGCTCGGGTGCGGCCCTTCCCAGCGGCTGGCCCACAATGCGGCCAGGTGCTCGGCTTCTTCCTGCTGTTCGAGGCTGATCGCATCATCCTGCCGCAGCGCGGCGATGCAGCCCGCGGTCGCCAGCATCACCTTCATGTAGTCGTCGCGGCTGACGGAAGCCGGGTTGCGCATGTCGCGCAGCGCGGCCAGCAGCAGCCCTGCCTTCGGCGGCCGGCGCTCTTCCGCCGAGAGAGGCGGCAAGGCACTGCCGCCGCCCGCCGCCGCCGTGATCACTTCCAGCCCGTGCGTCGCGCCGATGCTGCGCAGCGCGTCTTCCACCAGCGTCACCAGCGCCTCGCGCCCGATCGGCGTGCGCAGCGCCTGTTGCAGGTTCGGCACCGGCCGGTGCGAGCCTTCGCCGAACACCGTCCAGCCGATCGGGTTGCCGCTGGCGTGCGTGCCGGCGATGACGATCTGCTGGCCCTGCCCCAGCAGTTCCAGCTTCCATTCGTCGGCGCCCTTGCGCAGCAGCCACGTCGCCTTGCGCGGCACCTCGTCGTCGATCTTCAGCAGGGTGGCACAGCGGCCCATCACCGTCTGCCGCATGTCCAGTGCGCCGCAGTCGCGCGCCTGTTCCAGCGCGCGCATGAACGCCTCTGCCACGTCGGCATGCTGCGGCGGGCCATCCCAGTCCAGCGCCACGAAGCCGGCAGCGCCAAGGTTCAGCCCGACGTTGCCGCCCGGCACCAGGCAGCGATCCAGCAGCACGCCGATGTCGAACCCGGCCGGCCATTCGGGGGCCGGATACCACCGGCCATCACCAGGCGACCACATCGCCGGCGCCTTGCCCATGCGATCTTCCGTCATGCCGCCGCCTGGCTGGCCAAGGGTCATCGGCGGCGAGACGGGCACCAGCACGGCCGAGCCGATCGCATCCGTGACGGGCCGCAGCGCGGCTGCCGATACAGGCATGCTATTCCCCTTTCAGATAGCGGTCGGCAGCCGACGCATCGGCCGCCACCGGCAGGCCGGTGCGCCAGGCAGACGGCAGCGTCATCGTCGATCGCAGCAGCTCGGCCGCGTCCTCGGCTTGCGCGCAGCGGGCGCGGCGCACCTCGGCCAGCACCTCGTCGTGCACGGTCATCACCAGGTGCACGCCGACGGTGATCGCCAGGCGCAGCATCGCCTCGCCCATCACGTCGCGCGCGGTCGATTGCGTGATGTTCTCGGCCAGCAGACCGCCATACATCGTGAAGCGACGGAACTGCTTGGTCTGCGCGTCCTCGCCCATATAGGTCACGGCGTCGCGCGGGCCGAACGGCGTCTCGATGCGTTCAAGGCGCGGATGCCAGTAGAACAGCTTCGATCCGGGCAGCGGCAGCGCCAGCGCCATGCAGGTGCTGGTGCGCCGGAACACCAGCGCCGGATGCGCGTGCGCCGCCCGGCTGCCATCCCACGCCACCTGGTCGCGCACGCGCACGCGGTCCCCGACGGGTGCCCGCATGCACGCCAGCGCGGCGTCGTTCAGCGCGCGCCACAGTGCCACGATGCGCGGGTTGGCGGCCCGCCAGGCGATCTTGATCTCCTCCGCGCGTTCGTCGCTGACACTGACGCGGTAGAGCTTCGCCATGCTCTGGAACGCGCGCACGCCGCCCTGGAAGCCGAGGGCCAGCTCAGGCACCTTGCCCAGGGCCTGCCGGTCGTCCTTGGTCACATCCTCGGGCGCCTTGCCGGTGATGCGCGCGGCCGTGACCTTGTAGATGTCGGGGCCGCGCCCGTCGTCGAACGCCTGGAATGCGTCGAGCTTCGCCTGTTCGCCGGCCAGCCACGGCAGCACGCGCGCCTCGATCTGGCTGTAGTCGCCGCGCGCCAGCCAGCAGCCGGACGCCGCCTGGAAGCAGGGGCGCAGAAGCTCGCTGGCGACGACCAGGCCCGGGCCGTGCGCGGCCTCAATGTGCGCCAGCGAGGCGCCGGCCTTCAGCATCGCAACCGCGCCGGCCGGGTTTTTCACGGCCCCGCCGCGCGGCATGTTCTGCAACTGCGCACCGCGGCTCGACCAGCGCCGCGTGGCGGCGGCACCGCTATACACCAACGGTCCGCGCAGGCGGCCGTCGGCGCCCGTGCGGTTCATGATCGCGCGGTATTTGCTCGCGCTGCTTTTCCCGCCCTCGCGACGCAGCAGCAGCACCTCGCGTGCCAGCGGCGGCGTCTCGGGGTTGGCCAGCAGTTCGTCCACCGCGGCGCGTGCCACCGACAGTTCGGCGTCGCCGTGCTCGAAATCCCAGCCGGCGAGATCGAGCTGCGCGCGCAGCCACGTGGCCAGCGCCCGGTGATCGGTGACGCGGCGAAGCGCCCCGCCGGAAGCCAGTGCCATGCGTCGGTTCACTATCGCGGCGGCTTCATCGACCAGCAGGGCGGCGCGCGTCAGCATCTGCGTATCAACGCCGATGCCGCGGTCGTTGATCATTTCCGTCAGGCGCCACAGCCGGCGTTCCTGGTCGGGCAGGGCGGGCAGGGCGCGGTCAACCAGCCGCTCCACCACCACGTCGTCGCGGCAATAGGCGGCGAGGCGGGCCACGCGGTCCGCATCCTCCCACCACACGATGCCGCCGCCGGGGTCGATGCGGCGCGGCCGGCACATCTGCAACATCAGCCGGTGCCCTTCGGCGTCCTTCTGCGCGGCGAGGCCCAGGGCCTTGCCGGCGCCGGCCAGCGTGCGCGGCAGGCCGAAGCAGGCCGCACGTGCGGCCGTGCACGTGAACCGCACCAGCCCGAACCACGCGGGATCGAGGCCGAGCGCGCGGGCGTGCGCGCAGCGGGTGAGCATCGTGCGCTCGAAACTGGCGTTGTGCGCGACCAGCGCCACGGCCGGGTTGCGCAGTGCGTCCAGCAGCAGCCGCGGCGCCGGGTCGGTCAGGCAGTGCCACACCTGCACCGCGTCGTCGTCCAGCGCCCAGGCGAACAGCATGACCTGGGTGGTCGGGTGGTTCGCGTATTCGTAGGCGCCGACCTTGCGCAGGTCGGCCGTGCTGCGGGTTTCCAGGTCGATGTAGAGGTTCGGCATCAGGCGATGCCGTGTTCATCCAGCCCGCTGACCAGCGAGCCTGTCTTGCACGGCGTGCACATGCGGATGCGGATGCGGTCGGGGCTGAAGAACGGGTTGCCGCAGCACAGGCAGTTGATCGCGGCGCGCTTGGCCTTCTTGCCCGGCTGGCGGGCGTGCAGACTGAAGTAACGCTGCTGCACGGTCTTGATGGCCGTGCGGCCCATCTCGATGCGGATGCGATCCCAGGTCCAACCCAGGTCGTCGCGGTAGATCAGTAGCAGCTTGTCGTCGTCGGCGGTGAAGCGGCGCAGCGTTTCCGCCGGGCGGCGGGGGTTGCGCGCCTTGCTGGCGGGGATGCCGTGGCGGGTGCGCACCGTCCAGACGGCGGCGCGGTTGATGCCGAGATCGACACTGATCTGCTGGTCGTTCAGCCCTTGGCGGGCCAGGGCGCAGATGCTTTCGACCCGTTGGGGCGGCAGGCGGACAGGCATGATGATCTCCGGAGGTAGCCTCTCCGTTCACCCTGCTGTCTATCAGGCAACTTGGTCAACAGGCGAGTGCGGGGACGCAGGGCCTATCCGAACACGCGCGCGCGCAACGCTGCCTTGGCGGCCGCGATCTTGTCAGCCGCATCCGCCGGCAGGGGCAGCACGGTCACCGGCACGTCAAGCCACGGCCCGTGCGCAACCCCAGGCTGCGGCTGCCAGACCTGGGCCAACTTGTCGTCGGCCCATTGTCGCGTCGCGCATTCTCGTGTGCCGGGATCGTGCGGTCGGTGGTCGCTCATGCCGGCGACAATCGCGCCGCGTGTCGCGCGCGGGCTATCCCGCTATCGTCGGGGATCGTTCCGGAAGCGGGTTTCTGCGATGGCGACGCAAAACGCGAAGACGATCGGCGCGCAGCCAATAGTGATCGCCGATAGCCATATACCCAGATCAGGAACAAGCGCGACGATTAATATTCCGGCCACCCCGCCGAGCAGCAACAGGGCCGCAGTTTTCTTATCCTCAGCCTTGACGCATTCGATGAGCATCGCGACGGACATCACCGCGCCGAACCCGGCAAGACCAAAGGCCAAGCTGTTCTTGATGAAAACGACTAGCGGGTCGCCGTAGAAACCCAACTCGCGCAGCAGGTAGTCGTGCACCCTTGCCCCCTACGCCCGGTGCAGCACCCACGTCACCCGGCCGGCGATCGCCAGCCTGTCGGGTCGCACCTCCTCCACGTCGTCGCCGCCCAGGGTCACGCGCAGCTTGCCGTCCAGCATCCGGCGCACGTGATACAGCTCGGGCGGCGCGTTCCCGCCGCCCTTCACCGCCAGCAGGTATATGCCGTCGCCGGCCACGCGGCGCACCGCGGTGTCGATCAGCACCGCGTCACCCTGCTTCGCCGCCGGCATCAGGCGAGAGGTGGTGACCGTCATCAGTTCCAGGTTCGCGCCCGGCACTTCCGTCATCTGCGCCAACCGCTGCATTATTTTTGACGATGTATTCGGCGGTGCCGCGCCCAGCGCCGTCATGACGCGATCATAGTCGCGCGCGAGGATGTTCCGCTCGCCTCGCTCGATGCGAGACAAATACGCGCGCCCCCAGCCAACCCGCTTGCCGAGTTCTTCCAGCGTCAGGCCGGATTTCATGCGCGCTTCTTTGATCTGCGCGCCCAGGTCTTTCGCGTCCACCACACATACCCTTGTGTTCTGTCGCCTTGTGGAAAACATAACATCCCGGACGGGCAGCGCATATGCGAACGGATGACGAACACTGTCGCCTGTCCGGCAATTTCTCCGTTG